GAAAGCGGTATGGTAGGCTATCACTATGTAGCTTACGATGATCCGAAAATCATCGGTGCAGGCAGACCGAATTGGGACGGTTGGCTTCCTGATGAAAAGAAGCCTGACGATATTAAACCCGAACCTACACCCGAACCCGATGTTACTGTTGAAAAGTACGAGGTTTGCGTTGATGATGATTCCTGGCTGAATGTAAGAAGCGGTGCAGGTAAGAGTTATCCGGCTATATGGAAACTCTACAACGGTGATGTAGTCCCGATTTTCGAAATTGAGGACGGTTGGGGCAGAATCGACGATTACGGTTGGGTTTGCATGGAGTATATGAAGAAAATCTAATTTCCCCATAAATTCCCTCTTTCAAGTAAAGGGCGTTTTCTCCGTATGAACGCCCTTTACTTATGCCGAAAAATAGATATAATAAATAGCATATAGCTCACTCGCCTATGCGGTTTATCGCCCGATTTTCCGTAAGCGTACCAGGTGAGCTTTTTGTTTGCCCTGATGTTTACTATTACCAAACCATTTGTTATAATGGCTTTACCACACGGATATTTGTTATTCACCAAAAGCACATTTCCAACGGAAAACCCCGATAGGCACATCGGGGTTTTTTGTTACTGTTTTGTTACACTCGCAAACTGGCTATTGATTATCTCCAAATTGTCATTTACAATCAAGGCACAAACTTAACATCGTTAAAAAGGAGATAAGAAGAAATGAACATCATGTATTATGTATTGTCGGGGGTGCTTATTGGAATCAGCTTTTGCGTAGGCGTTCTCACCGAGAAGCATTTTGCTGACAAGGAAATTGAAATGCTGAAAACAAGGAAAGTTCGTCCGGCAAACAACATTCATTATTACATCGTAACAACAGACGAAAAGGGTAGGATAAAAAGGCAAGAAATTAGTAATATCTCGCATATTGATTATCCGAACACGGAAAGGATCAGGTGATTCTTATGCCGGACGCAATATGGTTATCAGTAAAAAAGGATAAAAGACATTATCATTATGTCTGCAAACATTGTAAGTCGGTATCGAAGTACAGAAAGACACCCTATTGTCCGATGTGTGGCTACCTTATGTTAAATAGCGAAATGAAGGAGAAAACAACTTTATGAATAAAGATTGGACGGGAGATTCGAACTCGGTATGGGGTTGCTTGGGTGCGAGTAGTCATTTTTCGGGAGAACGGGAAGTGAACGATTACTACGCAACTAACCCAGTGGCAGCCGAGTGGCTTATCAAACTCGAAAACCTTAACCCGAATATTTGGGAGTGTGCTTGCGGACAAGGACATTTGGCGAAGGTGTTTGAAGAACACGGCTACAATGTAAAGGCAACCGATTTAATAGATCGTGGCTACGGTCAGGGCGGTGTAAACTTCCTGATGTGCAACGATAAGTTTGACGGGGATATTATTACTAACCCGCCTTACAAGTATGCAGAACAGTTCGTACAACACGCTTTGTCATTAGTTGATAACGGACAAAAGGTTTGTATGTTTCTAAAAGTTACTTTTTTGGAAGGGAAAAGCCGTAAGAAAATGTTTGCTATATACCCCCCCGATATGTGTATGTATCATCAAGCCGTATCGCCTGCGGAAAGAACGGAGTGTTTGAACATTCTGCAATAGCATACGCTTGGTATGTTTGGGAAAAAGGTTATCACGGAGATACTATATTAAAGTGGTTTAATTGAAAAAGATATAATGTTATAATCGAAAGAGGTAATACTATGGAAAACAATAACGATAATATTGTAATGAGCAAATACGCATTTGAGCGTATGCAGAGCAAGGACGAAAGAAACGATAAGTGGAGAAATCTTACTATCATCATTCTTATTGTCCTCTTGGTATTAACAAATGCGATGTGGTTATGGGCGTGGAATCAGTACGATTACGTTGACACGGAAGAATATTCTGTTGATATGGATTCGGGCGAAGGTGGAGATAATAACTACATCGGTAACAACGGAGATATAAACAATGGCACGAATGAGAGTAACGAAACGCAGAACACGATCAAGGACGCATAAAAACAATGGCGAAAGCAAAGGAAAGCGTGTCAGGAGAAGGGACGCAAAAGGTAGATTTATCTGACGTAAAGAATAGCGATATTGCAAACGCTATCGATGAATATATCCATTCCGAACGTGATAGGAAAATACTCAAACGCAGATTGATTGACGGCATTTGTTATGAACCGCTTGCCGATGAAATGGATATGTCTGTAAGACAGATAAAGAATATCGTTTCCAAAGCAGAAGCCAAATTATTTAAGCACCTATGAGGTTCTCATGGTTAATATCCTTCTTAAAAAACCCTTGTAATTGGTAGTTGCAAGGGTTTTTAATTTGCACTTTCTTGAATAATAGATTGCACCCTGATTTCATCGTCAGGGTGCTTTTATTTTGCCAAAATTTAGGCATAGGGGGTGCGTTCTATGCCTTATATATTTTACAACCCAAACCCTAAAAATCAGCGTGTAGGCGATTGCGCCGTCCGTGCCGTTAGCAAAGCTATCGGGCAAGATTGGACGGACACATATATAGGTCTTTGCTCGGAAGGTTTAGCGTTTAGAGATATGCCTTCTTCAAATTATGTTTGGGGTATGTATTTAAAAAAATATGGCTTTGAAGAACACATGATTTCTTCGATTTGCCCTCAATGTGTAACGGTATCTCAATTTGCAAGGGATCATAAAAAAGGAAGATATGTTCTCGCTTGTCAGAATCACGTTGTAACGGTTGTTGACGGCGATTATTACGATACCTGGGATAGTGGTAACGAGATCGTTCTTTATTATTACAAAAAGGAGATATAAACAATGGCTTACGGAACTTACATACCGCAGAATTATTATCAGCAACAGTATTATCCGAATCTGCAAATGCCCCTACAACCCCCACAAATGCCCCAAAATAGCGTTCAAAGTTCTGCGAATGGAATTACTTGGGTTTTGGGCGAGAACGCCGCTAAATCGTTCCCCGTGGGCGCAGGACAGACCGTAGTTCTTATGGATAGGGAAGAACCCATTATGTATATGAAAAGCGTAGATCAAAGTGGTATGCCTTTACCCCTTCGTATCTTCGATATTACCGAAAGAACATCGGAAAAGCAGAGTTCTAATGTTGCAAAAGAAGTAACAACCAATGATTATGTTTCAAGGAAGGAATTTGACGAGTTTCGGGAGAGCGTAAAGCGTTCAATCAACGGTTTCAGAAAACCTCATAACGAAAGAGAAGGTGATAAATAATGAACCCTTTATATCAACAGTTGGGTAATACCGCACCTGCAAACCCGATGATTCAACAGTTTCTTCAATTCAAAAAGAACTTTAACGGCAATCCGCAACAGATTGTTCAGAATATGATTAACTCCGGCAAGATAAGTCAGGCGCAGGTAAACCAATGCGCACAAAAGGCTAATCAGCTTTACGATCAGTTAAAGCCTTTTATGTAAATTTTTGAAATATTATCCGAGTTTTTGAAATAAAACCGCAAATTTTGAAATTATATTTCAATTTTTAACTCGATTTTAATTACGCCTAACTCAATTAAAAAGTTGGGGTTAGATTTTTAATTCGTTTTTCATTAGTTGCAACGGTGGAAATAAAAAATTTTAGAAAAGGAGGACTTATACATGAGTCTTACGACAGGAGAGATGTCAGCAGCGGACTTGGCTGCGGTAGTAGGCAATTCAAACGGTAACGGTGGCTTCGGCTTTGGTAATGGTGAAGGCTGGTGGGTGATATTACTTTTCCTTCTCCTCGGTAACGGCGGTTGGGGCAACGGCTACGGCGGAGGTTCAAACGGCGGTGTAGGCGGTCTTTTCTATCCGTTTATGAATCAGAACGAAACGATTAACGACGGTTTCAGAGATCAGATGATTAACAACAATGTTACTGGCATAAGAGATAGCATTGGCAATCTTTCAACACAGTTGTGTAATTGTTGTTGCGATATGAGAGATACCGTAAATCAGGGTTTCTACAACTCCGAGATTGCAGCCGCAAACAGACAAATGGCTAACATGAATCAGGCATTTGGCTTACAGAACGCTATCAATTCCGGCTTTAATGCTACGCAGGCACAGTTAGCAGAATGTTGTTGTGAAAACAGGGCGGCTACGGCAGACCTCAAATACACAATCGCTACTGAAAATTGCGCTGACAGAGCCGCTATTTCAGACGGTATTCGTGATGTTATCGCTTCACAGACGGCAGGCGTCCAGCGTATTTTGGATCAGCTTTGCAACGACAAGCTCGACGCTAAAAACGACGAGATTGCGCAGCTTCGTCAGCAGCTTAATATGGCTACACTTCGTGAATCACAGACGGCGCAGAACGCATTTATTCAGAGAGGTTTCAGCGACGAAGTAGATCAGCTTTATAACCGACTTTCAAGCTGCCCTGTGCCTTCAACACCCGTTTACGGCAGAACACCGATCTTTACCTGCAATCAGAATCAGGGTTGCGGTTGCAACGGCAACTTCTACAATTAAGGGGGAATAGCCTATGGCAGAATATATAACAACGGCTGATAACACAGTTGCGTTGAATGGTACTATTCCGTTTAACAATGTTTCTATTCCTTGTAACGCAGGAAATGTTATTCCTGCCGCACCTGGGATTCTTATTCTCAAAGGTAATACCTCCAACAGATTTGCAAGATACAAGGTTACGTTACAAGCAAACGTACAGATACCTACGGGCGGTGCGGTTACACCTATCGCCCTCGGTATCACTCTTGACGGGGTAACTATCCCCGAAAGCGTAGCGATTGTTACTCCGGCGGCGGTAGAGGAATATACCCACATCAACACCGTGGCGATAATCACAATTCCTTGCGGTTGTTGTATGACCGTTTCGGGAAGGTATGTTGACGGCACAGAGGACGATCCTGCGGTTACACCTACACCGTCGGTAACAATTAGACGTAACGCTTCAATATCTGTTGAAAGAATCGCATAAGGAAGGAGGAAGTTGTTATGCACGATTTTGACGAACTGAAAGAAATGCTAATGGAAGAAGTCAAGAAGATAACCAAAAAGGGTGAGATTAACGCACAGAACCTTGAAGCTATCGATAAACTTCTTAACTCCATTAAGAACGCTTGCAAGATCACGATGTATGAGGAATACGCAGACGAAGGCGAATACTCGCAGGACGGCGGAATGTCATACCGTAGTGGCAATAGTTACGCAAGGGGCAGAGGAAGAAACGCAAGGCGTGATAGCATGGGTAGATACTCCCGTGAAGGCGGATATTCAAACGAAGGTGGCTATTCAAACGAAGGCGGTTATTCTAATGCCCGTGGTGGCAGAGGTGGTTATTCTCGCAGGGACTATTCCTACGCCGACGGCGATAAGGAAGAAATGATCGATATGCTTCATGAAATGATGAACGAAGTCAATAGCGAAGAAGAACGCAGAACGATCAATAGCATTATCAGGAGAATGGAGAAAGAGTAATGTTCTCGGAAGCAGAATTATCAAAAGCGATCAGCGAGATTGAAAAGAGTTCTGCTACTTATCAGGACGCAGAAAAGCTCGCAACCTTTTACATACTATACGACCATTTACATAAACCCGAACCGATTAGAGAAGTAACAATAGATAGATATAACGGTTCAGAACTTTATCGGCTTATATCAGGTAAAAACGCCGTTGAAGTATGGAATGTGATAAATGAAGCTATGGAATTAGTAAAGATTGCGCAGCCTGATATATATAATGCCGTTGTCAGCAGACTTATCAAGTTGTGATTAACGGCTATGTCCTGGGAAGGGAAAAGGGGAATTGAAAAATATTCCCCTTTTTCTATGTTTATGTTATTGACAATTTTCAATAAACGCATATAATATCAGTATGAAAGGAGGTAAACATGGGCGAAAAAATCATAAAGAACATCAACGATTACATTTCCGCCAATAACATATCGTTGACGAAATTAGCAGAAGCAAGCGGAATCTCATACAATACGCTTTGGGTGATTCTCAACAAGAACAAAGACATATCGGTAAAAGATTACATCGCTATCTGCAAGGCACTTAACGAACCCGTAGAGTATTTCATTCCAAAAGAGTAGTAAAAAGGTAGGATAAGAAATGAAAAGAGCAGATTTATATTATGTTATGGTACGCCCTTCACACGAAGGCGATTTCAGACCTATCGTTATTGATTATGGTCTTACCCTCGAAGGTGCTGAAAGAGTGCAGAGAAGGTTCATCAAAGATCACGGTTTGCGTTTCAAGTCCAACGGTAAGCACTATCCGGCAAACATCAGGATATACAGAACATCGGAAACCCTGCCCGAAGATTACTTCGTTAAGAACTCTTTGTTGGGGGTGAAAGTATGAACGAGTACACCCAGGTCAAGAAGATCATCGAGTATTGCGGAAAGTTCACTTGGATAACGCAGAGGGACGCATTAAGGCTTGGCATTTACAGACTTGCAAGCAGAATAGCCGATATGAAGAACGCAGGCTTTGTGATTGATTCAGAGTACATCAAGGTAACAAATGTTGACGGTACGGAGAGCCGTGTAAAGAGGTACAGAATCTTGAAATACCCCGACGGCAGAGATTTCAACGGGAAGGAGAAAGATTTTTACTATGCTCAAAATGTATCGGTGTAAGAATCACGAATCGTGGTTGAAGAACCGTAAGAAGTACATCGGCGGTTCGGACGTGGCTTGTATCTTGGGTTACAATCCTTGGAAGAACAATGTGCAACTCTACCGTGAGAAGAAGGGAATCGTAGAACCTGACGATTTGTCCGATAACCCCCTCGTACAGTACGGCACACAAGCCGAAGAACACATCAGGGCGTTATTTGCACTCGATCACCCCGAATTGAAGGTCGAGTATATCCCGAATAACTCTTGGAGAAATACTGATTATCCGTTTGCGGCGGCTTCCCTTGACGGTTTTACAACGGACGAAAACGGCAGACATGGAATACTCGAAATCAAGACTTCGACCATTACCACAAGTCAGCAGGCGTTGAAATGGAAGGAACAGATTCCAGATAACTATTTCTGTCAGGTGCTTTTCTATCTTGGTGTTACGGGTTGGGACTATGTAGATTTAAGGGCAAATCTCAAATATGTATATCCCGAAAGAGATACCTACACGATTACGAGAGATTATCACCTTGAACGAAGCGACTACGAGCAGGACATAGCAACGGTTATGGAAGCAGCCGAAGAATTTGCAAGGGCGTTGAAGAAGGGCGAAGAACCGCCCGTCAGATTGATTTTATAAGAAGGGAGAAAATAAACAAAATGAACTTTGAGTTGAAGATTCAAGCACCAAAAAACAAGCCTGTCGTTTGGAATTACGAACAGTTGCGAACAGACCTCACTACCGCTTTGAAAGACTACGAGAACCGTGTTTATACGGAAGATACGATTGCCGAAGCGAAAGAGGACAGAGCAAAGTTGAACAAGCTGAAAAAGGCTATCAACGATGAACGTATTGCAAGAGAGAAAGAGTATATGCAGCCGTTCAACGAGTTCAAAAGTCAGGCGAAAGAACTTTGCGACATGATCGAAACCGCTTCGTCCGGCATAGGCGAACAGTTGGAAGCCTTCGAGCAGAAGCGACTTGAAGAAAAGACCTCGCACATTCAGAGCTTATTCAACGATGTGGCAAGCAACTATGATTTGCCGTTCATCACACTTGAAAAGGTTATGAACGATAAGTGGCTTAACAAGTCCACATCGGATAAGGCGATCATCGAAGAAATCACGGAACGCTTCGAAAAGGCTATCAAAGACCTTGAAGTTATCCGCAAAATGCCGAGTTATTCATTCGAAGCGGAAGAATCTTACAAGACTTGCCTTGACTTGAATAAGGCATTGGAAGAAGGCGAGAAGATTTCCGAAATTCAGCACAAGAAGAATACCGCTAACGCTGACGGCAAGAAATACGAAATTTCTTTCAAGTGCAAGATCACAATCGCCCAGGCGAAAGCACTTAAAGAATATTGCAAAGAGAACGGAATCGTTATCGAAGAAATTTAATAAAAAGGAGTAAACACAAATGGCTATCAAAAATTCATTGGCAAAGACCACATCACAGACAAGCAACACTATCACATTCAAGGCAAACGGCGAGGACGTTAAACTTTCCCCGAAGATGATTAAGGACTATCTCGTTGCAGGTAACGGTCAGGTTACGGATCAGGAAGTTGTCATGTTCTTGTCTTTGTGCAAATTTCAGCACCTTAACCCGTTTTTGAGAGAAGCATACCTGATTAAGTACGGCAATAGTCCGGCAACCGTTGTCGTAGGCAAGGACGTACTTCTGAAAAGAGCTATGCGTTCGGAAAAGTTCGGCGGCTTATCCGCAGGCGTTATCGTTGTGAACGCTAACGGCGAGATTGAAGAAAGAGAAGGCACTTTCGTTCTTCCTGACGAGAATCTTGTCGGCGGTTGGGCGAAGGTAATCATCAAGGGTTACGATGTGCCGTTCTATTCATCGGTAAGTATGAAGGAATATTCCACGGGCAAATCGAATTGGTTGACAAAGCCAGGCACGATGATCCGCAAGGTTGCCGTTGCACAGGCATTGAGAGAAGCCTTCCCCGAAGAAATGAGCAACCTTTACGAGCAGGAAGAAATGGGTGCTATAAAAACAGACGAAGGTGCTATCTCCGACATTCATCTTGATACAACGCCCGTAATTGCCCCCACAGAGCCTTCCACGGTTGCAGACGTAAAAGAACCCGTACAGACAGTTGCAGAACCTACACAGACCACGCAGAGCGGTCAGGAGAGCATAAACGAGGTTATGTTCGGAGATCAGGCAAGCGGTTTGTTCGAAATGTGATTGACTTCCGGCTTAACATCGGGTTAAAATAACTAT